CGCCTATGACAAACTTACGATTGCTGGTTGGATCATTGTAGCGATTTTTTAACTGTTTGACCATGAGCTGATTTAGCTCATCCATTTCATCGCTGGCTATGAGTGCAAACATGAAGTCTACTGTGGCCGGTAATCCAAAACTTTCAGAAGTATCAGTTAATTCAACATCGGTATTGCCATATCCACCTCGGGTAGTCTGTGTGGCACTTAAAATTGGCACATTGGTTTCAACTGCCAGTCCTCGTAGCTCCTCGGCTATGGCCTTGATATAGGTATAGCTATTTACGCCGGCTCCCTGTTTGATTCTTGAGCTGGTACAGATATTCAAATAATCCACAATGATGATGTCTGGATGAAAACTTTGCTTGAGACTGAGTTCATTTAACAGAGCCTTAAAGTGTCCACAGTGTGCACCAGCTGTTGGATATTCCTTGATGATTAATCGACCCTGAGTGCGGTCCTTGATTTTGTCTATGCGATTGTCATACATGGTCTTGGGCAGGTCATGCAGCTGATCCATGTCCAGATTCATGAGATTGGCATCGATACGTTCGGCTATGCGCTCCTCGGCCATTTCCATGGTAATGTACAGGACATTTTTATTCTGACTCAGACATGATGCTGCAACATGACACATGAACAAACTTTTACCCACACCGGTTCCGGCCAGGACTACATTCAGCGTCTTGTTGGGCATACCGCCATTGGTAATCTTGTTGAAGAATTCTAAATCAAATGGAATGCGAGTTTCCACCCTGTGATAAAAATCAAACCGACTAGCAGCGTCATTGATATAATCATGCCCCACGCTATTATCAAATCCAACACCCAGGGCTTCTTGTAGAATACTGGGTAGGGCTTCTGTGGTGTGTTTTTTATCGCGCCCATCAATGATTTCAATACTTTTAAGTATGGCATTATATACCGCCTTGTCTTTGCAAAATTTTTCTGTTTCTGTTATTAGCCAATCGGCATTTACTTCGGTCTTGGCCAGATCCTTGATTAGCTCAGCTGCAGATTTAAAATCCAGTTCATTTAGATTCTTTTTCTGCAGAGCTATGTCCAGAGCCTCAGTAGTAGGACAATTGTTGTAGTTGTCTATGAACTCTGCTATGAGTCTATAAACAACTGCATCAGCATTGTTAAAATATTCAGGCCGTAAAAAAGGAACAACCTGACGCATGTAGACTTCATCATGCACCAGGTTCCTTAGTATGGTCTTTTCAATTCTATCCATTAGCATTCTCTTTGATTAAAATGTCATCTAGTATAGTTATTATTATAGGCTTTAATACAGCATCTGTCAATAGTTCTGGATTACGTATGGCTGTATATCCAAACTTTACTTTTAAATGACCAGCAACTTCTTCGAATCGTACTCGACCATATCTAAAAACAACACCAGCGGCCTTACCGCTGGTAATGTGTATGTGTGTGGTATCGTCTATGGCGTCTTCTATGAACTCATAGGTCGGTGTCGGCTGCTTCGTACGCTGCTTCGATATCATCGGCCCCGAGATCTTGCCCCAGATTTGTCGAACTGACCTTGTAATTTGTTTCAACATAGTCTCTAAACTCCTGTTTGGTTAGTATGGGTAACCAAAATTCTTTACTATAGGTTTCTTTGATGCGATATTTCTTTTCTTCGCCCTTGTGGCTGTACCAGCCATTGCTAGGTTTAACTACAAATCCACCTTCGAGTGCAACATCCAATAATCCGCTCCATTTGCTAATACCACCTTCATAGGTTACCTCAACTGGAATCTTGCTCTTTTCTCGAACATACCGACTCTTCTCAACATTAATGATAAAGTTATATCCAATGACATCGGTTCCGTCTTTTTCTTGCTGGCGGCCAATGATAAAGATATTATCTGCACTGTAATAGATACCAGTTCCACCTGACAGAACATCTTTAGGGAACATGCCAATTTCCTTGTAGGTATGATTTACCACAACCATGGGAATGTCTTTGATGGTTAAATGCGGCGTTACCATGCGGAATAAACTCTTGAGCTGTTTAGCTCTGCTCATGTCAGCTACACTCTTGCCTTCGAGTGCATCTTCTACTTCTTTCTTACTAGCCAGATTCCCAACTGAGTCAATGATGATCATGACATGGTCACCTCTCTCAATGTTGCTTAACTGCGCCATGCTGTCGTGCTTTAATTGCTCCACGTCCGTAATAGGAGTATGCAGTACACGTTTGGTATCAATGCCAAAAGTTTCAAAGTAACTTTGTGGACTACCAAACTCCGAGTCATAAAATAAAACTACACCGTCAGGATACTTGTCCTGATAGCTTTTTGCCAGCATGAGTGCAAAGGCTGTCTTAAAATGCTTGCTGGGACCTGCGAACACAGTCAGTCCAGGTGTCAATCCACCATCTAGTTTACCACTTAAGGCTACGTTAATCATGGGCACTGGACTCTGAATCATGTCTTTGCTGCCGAAAAATTTACTATCGGCCAGGACGTCAGTATCCTTAATAGTACTATTCTTCTGTAATTTGTCTAATAAACTCATGCTTTCTCCTCGGTTTTTTCTTCGACCATTTCTTCTAAAATGCCCAATAATTCAGCTACAATCAAAAACAATCCAGCCGTAACAAAAAACTGAATCATTAGCACAATACCCGCAGCGATTCTAAAACCGCTTTTGATCATGCTTACATTATAATGATTTAATTCAAATTCTACTTTCATAACATCTCCTAACTAAATAATCCTGCTAAAGTTGCTTGCGGACTGGTGGTCCAGCCCATGCCTTCGATGATACCATTCAGAGGTTCAATAAATGCCTTATCCCACATTGTATCATAATCTATGTAGTTTGTCAATTGAAATTCAGCTGGAATTCGACCTATGAATCCTATGCAATTTTCCTTGATGCTGTTCGGAGTTTTCAGATACAGGAATTTAATCTTATCTCCTTCGCCAATGCTTTCATACTTGTTGGTTATGTTGAATTCTTTGAGATAATAATTATACAATAATGCTCCACGCACATGCATAGGGCAACCCTTGGCATAGATCTGAGACGAACTCTGATACTTGCTCATGCCATTCACACCACGAGGAAATGCTATGTCTTCGGGACTTAATTTCAAGAACTCTTTCTTGGCCTCGGTAATAAATGCCTGCAGGGCTGCTTCATCTCTGGTAATGGCAACCCGGACTGCGTCTTTTAATACATTGCGAATAGCTTCGGGAGTACTTGAACGAACAATTTCCAGGCCCATGACCTTTAATTTAGGTTCGGCATAGCTAACACCCTCGTTGTTATATACATTAAGAGCATATCGCTTCTTGGCCACCCAGATGCCTCGGTCAGCTATGGCCTCGCGCTTGAATACAATCTTGGGTTCAAAGGCATTGGTATAAATGGCCAGCTCATTACAGGCTCTGTTGATGACTTCAGTAATCTTTTCTTCACAGATCTTATCCAGTATTTTTAAGATCTCATCTTTGCTTTTATCAGCATAGAATTTCTGAACTAATGGATCCAGAGTAATGTAACAGCTGTCAGTGTCGGAATAAAAACTATATTTAAAGTCCTTGGTGCCTACTATTTTATTCAGATAGGCATCCAGAGCTTCACCTACAGTACGAATAATATACTGACCAGTTATGGTTATGCCCTCGGCAATGCGATCATCAAAGTATCGGAAATAATAATTGGCCCAGGCACCAAACAAACTGTTAAGCTGAATCTTTCGAGCCATCTGGAAGTTGGTATAACGACTAATGTCATTTAGATACTGCGGCTTATGGGTCTCTTCGTACAGCTTCTGAGCTTCAATCATCTTACGCTTATACATCTGACGATCATCAAATAGCTTTTGCACAATGCCTGGAAATAATCCTTTTTTGTCTCGGCTAAAATGATATCCATTGGCTGTTAGACATTCATTGTCGGCATGCAGACTTTGCAGGTCAGTCTTTTTAGCCAGGAGCTGGTTCACGGTGGTTGGTGTAAAATAATCTTCTCGGCTTCGAGTCAGAGTTTCTGGACTCATGTTATACTGCATGATAATGCTGGGATACAGGCTGGTGGCATCAAAGCTAACTACCCAGTCATATTTGCCAGGTTTAGGTTCCTGTACATAGGCGCCTTCGATGCTACGATCTGGGCGACTGGTATCGCGTGGATGCACAACTATGTTCTGATCCCAGAGATAGTTATACAGCACACAGTCCCAGGTTCTAACAGCACTGAACACATCACCAAACTGACACTTGGCATCAAAAGCCATGGTGGCAGCTAGCTCTATGAGCTTCATTTTATCTTCGAGCTGTAATACTCGTTCGGTATCCACCACGTTGTAGTCAGTGAATAGTTTCCAGTCATTGGTATAGAATTCCTTGAAGGTATCAAAGGGATTTTCTAACTTACCAACATCTAGTTCCTGTTTACAGATATAATCTAGCTTATAGCTCTCCTGAGCATTATAGGTAAACTTTTTATACAGATCCAGATAGTCCAGTTGGGTAACGCCAACTAGTTCATAGGCAGTCATGGTCTTTTGTGCAAACTCTACATCACGACGCTTAACCTGACGCCAAGGACTCAACTGCTTGGTGCTGGCTTCACCAGCCACGCGCTCAATGCGGCTAACCAGATAGGGTATATCAAATAATCCTATGTTCCAGCCCGTGATGATGTCTGGCGTATTAATGGTCCACCAGCTAAGGAACGATCGAATCAATTCATATTCGGTGCTGCAATGATGATAGGTATGATTGGGCTTTTCTGCTGTGAATGGTTTACGGCCCCAGGTATGAATCTGACGAGTGTTCAGATCCTGCATGGTTATGAGCAAGAGTTCTTCAACGGGGTCATTGACATTGGGGAATCCATGCTCAGACGTAGTCTCTATGTCCAGACCCCAAATGGCTATGTGATTCATGTCAAACTCAATCTGACCGCCATAGTTTTCAGTTATGTACTGATACTGCCAGTTGGTATTGCCATGTATCTTCATGTTGCTGATACCCTCGTAGCTCTTCATGAATTCTCGGGCATCATTGATGTCACCAAATTCAATCAGGTCCAGGGGTTCACCAAACAGATTATGGTATGTGGCGTCACCGGGCTTCTTCTTGGGCACAAATAGGCGGGGTTTAAAGTTTTCTTTGGTCTGGAATCTCTGACCGTTATGAACGCCTCGAACCAAGGCATTATTTCCGTAGATAGTTATGTTTGTATAGAATTTCATATCTTTATTATTATAAATAATACGTATAGTAGAGTCAATAGGAAAATCATGGATATTTTTAAAATCATTGCTGAAGTAGGATTCCCCATAGCCGCAGCACTGGCTGGTGGGTATTTTGTGTTCCTTACACTTAAATTTATCTTGGCTGGAGTCATGAGCAGTATTAAGGGCTTAAGTGGTATTATAGTAGCTTTGGACAACAGAGTCAAGACCATGAACCATGATATTATTCGAATCGATACTCTGGTTAGCAATGCACTGGGAGTAAGGCCCGATGTGGATCGAATAGCTCGTGCCGATGGTAAAAACGACGCCCGAAAGGATTAACATGGATCATTTACCCCTAAATCAACGTAAATTTACCGAACAGGCTCATTTATTTGCCTACCTTAGCGAATTGGCCTATAAAGACATCAAGGATGTCGAAGAAGAATTTGCACAACTGGGATTTGTAGCTCATTTCTTTAACAACAAGGGCAGTCAGGCCTACCTGTTAAAAAATGTTCATGATCTCATAGTAGTTTGCCGTGGCACTCAGCCTACAGAATTTGCAGACATAGCAGCTGATCTGGATGCTCGCATGGTGCCTAGCTCCACTGGCATAGGTCATGTACATCGCGGGTTTAAAACGTCCGTGGACAACATCTGGCCAGAGCTAGAAGCTCAATTAAAAGAATTTGGCAAGACTCGTACTGTCTGGTGCACAGGTCATAGTCTGGGTGCAGCCATGGCTACATTGTTGGCTTATAGACTGCAACGCACCGAAGACTGTCCTAATCCACAGGCACTGTATACCTATGGCAGTCCAAGAGTAGGTAATAGCAAATACGTAAAACAGATTGAAAGCATTGGACTATTACATTTCCGCTTTGTTAATAATGCTGACATAGTGGCTCGTGTACCTGTTTGGCCTTATAGACATTTTGGTGGCATGTATTATCATAACCACTGGGGTAACCTAAGATCACCAACTGCCTGGCAGGTCACCAAGGATGTCTGGCGTGGCTTTTTAGTTGGACTAAAGAAAAAAGAAATTAACTTTTTCAGCAATCACGCCATAGGCAAATATGCTGAACATTTAAAACGCTGGGATTCCGGCGAGGAATATCCTCAGGCATGAGTCTTAAAGAATGGATTCTGGCAGTCATAGGCACCATAGCAGTTGGTGTTATCTGCGCCTGGATTGATGCCCGAGATGAACAAATACTAACAACACCCGAGATTCAAGTACATGGACATAGTAGAACTAATTAATAAATATGGATTCCCCATAGTTGCAGCCATAGGTGGTGGTTATTTTGTATACTATGTTTGGATCTGGGCCACTGACGAAGTAGAACCTGTTTTAAGCGAAGCCAGCAAAAATTTGATTGCCTTGATTGACCGCGTTAGAATGTTAGATAATGACTTGATTAGATTGAATCAAAAGATTAACATTGTAACCATGCTCAAGGATCTGGAACATGAAAAACTTCATAAACCTACTGATCGTCCTGATAGGGATTAGTACAGCACAGGCAGCACCTTTACCGGATTTCACGTTCAAAAGTCCCTCATTCAACGGTAATGGATACTCCAGCCACGTTCTTACTTTAGAAAATCAAGAGCGTACTCGTAAAGATAATATCAAAAAAGAAATACAGGCAGGTCTTGACAAGGCCAAGAATGATGCCAACAACACCAACGTAGCTAAGTTCTTAAACAATCTAGAGAGTCGTATCTATGCTCAGATTAGCCAGAACCTAGCAACAGAAATGTTTGAGGCTGGTGGTGCCACCAGTGGTACATTGAATTTTGAAGGTAATATTATTAATTGGACAAGAACAGGTACAGAGATTAATTTAAATGTAACCGACTATCTTGGATCAACAACAGCAATATCAATACCTTTAGGACAGTGGCAATTCTAACATGTACAAAATACTAATCACATTAATGCTGGCTTTTCTTACGGGTTGTGCTACAACTCGCACCGTAACGGGGCCAGAAAAACCTGTAGAAGTAAAAAGTATCATGCAAAAGGAGTTTGATACTTTACCACCTCCTACAGGAAAACCAATTACGGTTGCTGTATATACGTTTGCTGATAAAACAGGTCAGCGTCGCCCAGCACCAAACTATGCCAACTTAAGTAGTGCAGTAACTCAGGGCAGCGAAGCATTTCTCATCAAGGCTCTACAAGACGTAGGCAATGGTCGTTGGTTTGAAGTTGTTGAACGAGTTGGTATTGATAGTCTAACCAAAGAAAGACAGCTCATACGTCAGATGCGTGAAGCCTATGAAGGAACTCATGCCAAACCCCTAGGACCAATGTCATTTGCTGGCATCATACTTGAAGGTGGCATTACTGGATATGATACCAGCGTCAAGAGCGGAGGTAGTGCTGCTCGAATGTTGGGCATAGGACCACAGACTCAGTACAGCGAAGACATAGTAACAGTAAGTCTAAGAGCTGTAAGTGTGAACTCAGGCAAAGTATTAGTGGCTGTAAACATACAAAAAACCATATACAGCGCCAGTGATAGCATGGCAGTATTAAAGTTTATAAAAGATGGTACGCAGGCTTTTGAAATTGAAAGTGGGCTTACCATTAATGAACCCGGCACTCAGGCAGTAAAAGCTGCCATAGAAAGTGCTGTAGTGGAGTTAATCAAAGAAGGAAGCAAAAAAGGTATCTGGGACTTCTCCTACGAACCATTGCAACCACAATAAGGAGTAAAAATGTTAAACACATTTAAACTTTTTGTAATGGTTTTATTATTCAGCACCAGTGCATGGGCTGCTGATAATAGTATTTACGTAGATCAAAGTGGGGATAATAGTACCATTGATATTACACAAACTGGTGCTGGTAACGTAATCCGAGGCATACAGGGAGTTGGTACAGGTAACACAACACCAGCTAAAATGTATGGTAACAACAGTAGTATTGACATTCAACAAATAGGTTCAACCAATACCCTAAATCTAGGTGTTAATGTAAGTACAGCTGCTGGCCGGGCCTATGGCATCGACTTGACCTACTATGTGACTGGTAACAACGGTACTGCTACCATCAATAGTAATAACGCTGGTGCAGGAACATCTGGTAGTAACTTCATAGATGTTCGTCAAACTGGTAACAGTGCTGGCATTAACTTAAACATGCTGGGCAGTAAGAATGACTTTACTGCTGTAACTTCTGGTGGTGCCAGCAATAGCATTACAGCAACCATCAACGCTGATGAAACAGTAAGTAATATTAGTATGACTGGTGGCGGTGGTAATAGTCTAACACAATCGCTGTCTAGCAACAAAGGTCAGATCAATCTTACCACGGTTGGTGCTAGTAACACTATCAGCTTAACACAAACTGGTGTTGCTGGAACCAATGGTCATGCTCTTACCTACAGCCTAACTGGATCCAACAATAGCTTTACGGCTACTCAGTCAGGAACCATTGATACCACAGTAAATGTACAAAGTGCAGGTAGTGGTAATACATGGAACATCACTACAGGAAACTAATCGCCTTAATACTGCTATGGCCGCATCTTTTATTTGCGGCCGTTGGTAGTATTACTGAACTACAAAACACTCCAGCCAGCATACAACGCAAGGGTGCATCAGTTACTGGTGCCAAAGGCACGGGTGTTGAAATGGCCGATGTTGTTAAAACAGGACAGGGTAAAACCGGCATAACTTTTGCTGACGATACACGAGTACAGGTCAATGAAAATTCAAAATTAGTCATAGACGATTTTGTCTATGATCCCAATAGTAAAAAGGGCGGCAAATTAGCCATGAATGTTGCCCTGGGTACTGTTCGTTATGCTTCAGGTGCAGTTGCCAAAAACAATCCCGATAATGTAAAAATTAATACTCCCAGTGCCACCATAGCAGTTCGAGGTACGGACTTTACAGCAACTGTAGACGAACTAGGTCGCAGTACCATAATTTTATTGCCCAGCTGTCCCAGGGACTATAAGGATGTCATATTAGACTGCAAGACCGGCAAGATTGAAGTTATTACAGACGAAGGTAAAGTCATATTAGACCAGCCATTTCAGGCCACCAGAGTTGATAATAGAGACAGCAAACCATTTAAACCAGTCATACTCAATCTGGACGAAACTCAGATCAGCAACATACTCATATTAAGCCCACCTAAAGAACTGCGAGAGTCTGATGATGAAAAAGCCAAACGCCGTGCCGATGCCAAGGGTGCATTGGACGTAGACTTCTTGGCTGAAAATAAATTAATTAATGTGCTGGAAAAACAAAGTGCAGAAACTTATAAGAGTAAGTTAGATCGTAACTTCTTAGATAATGACTTTCTAGCCAACATATTAGACATCATAAACGCTCAGTTAGCTGCTCAGTTAGATCTGCTGGGTAAAACTAAAAGCGGACTGTTGCCAGATTACTTACCAACTTCGGGGGTCTTAGTGGAAGTCGATGATCTAAGTGTTACACTATGCCGTGAAGGCAACGGCGATACTCAGTGCATAACAACACCCAAGAATCAAAATTCTACCATAACTCAGATTCAGGGTCCAGTAGAAGTTAAAAATAGGATTAACAATGGTGGCAACACGATTATTAACGCTACTCAGAATTAGTCTATTATTATTTTGCTTAAGTGCAAGAGCAGAAACATTAGGGACTGGTTTTGAAAATAATAGCATCGATGGGTGGACTGTTGCTGGCACCCTGGGTGCCACCAAGAATACTTGGGGACAATCTGGAGTAGGTGTTGCTTTAACTACTGGAGTTACTAACTATAGTCCAGGCGGGGGCAAGACCTGGAACATATCTCCCTACGGCACTTACATGGCCAGCATACAGGCCGGCAGTGGAGGTACTGTAACATTTGATAGCGCTATTGGTAGTTTAGGATTAACTGGAACAGAGAACACTGCGATCAAACAATACCTCACATACCAATCTCAAAATGGCGGTGGAGGTAACCCTACTCCAACAAATGCATCATGGATGAAAAAAACCTTTAGTCTACAAACTGGTGTTACCTATACCATGGCCTGGCAATACTTAAGTACTGACTACACTCCATATAATGATGGTAGTATCATGACCTTGGCTCATTCAAGCAACGCTAATATAACACCGACTTTAAATAATTTAGCACAAAGGTATGCGCTGTTAGGGTTTACTAATCCAGGAACTGGTAATTATGCAACAGGAAGTTATGGTGCAACAGGCTGGCAAGTAGCACAGTTTACTGTTCCAGAAAATGGTAACTATACTTTAGGCTTTGCGTCTTTTAATCTGGGCGACACTGCTCTGAGCCCCATACTGTTCATAGACGTTGTTCAAGGTACTACAACTCTTAATGGGCAAACGTTCACACCAGTAGCACCAAATGCTGGCAGTTCAGCACCACCTCCTCCTGCTCCAGGTCCAACTTATAGTTCTGGAATAACACCAGCACAAACGACTACAAAGAACAACGCAAACACGATTAGACAAGGACAACATGGTAATGAGATCTATGTCGAGCAAGCTGGTAGTAATAATACGTTTGACATCCGTCAAGGAGCTACAACGTCAGGTAAAGCTAGGATAGAACTATACGCGACTGGTGATAATAATACTTTTAACTTGAATCAAGGAAAGAACACCGATGGTACTACACCTTTGTTAGATAGTAATAATCATTACTTGTATTTTAATTTAAACGGTAATTCAAATAACATCACAACTAAACAAGTCGACGGCACAACTTCAGGCACAGGGCATTTTAATCATTCGTCTGTTGTTGGAAGTAACAACAGTATATTGAACTTACAAACTGGATCTGGTAGCAAGACTTTATTTCAAAGCGTAACTGGTAATAACAATACTGTATCAACTACACAACAAGATTCTGGTCAACACTATTTAGATCTTAAGTTAACTGGAGCAGGTCATAATCCGACGATACTTCAATCTGGTACAGGTAATCATGCAGCAACGATTGACTTAACAAATTCTGGTGGTGCCAGCAGTCTTAATCTAAATCAATTGGGCAGTACTGCTCAGACATACAGCATACAGCAGAGTTGTGTTAATGCTGCTGGATGTGGTACTACTATTACTCAGCCTTAATAGACTTTTTTTCTGCGTTTTGTATTAAGTTTTTATTACCATAGATAAAAAAGCCCCAATTAAGGGGCTTTTTATTTCCTACTCAGATTCTACTAGATTATAGTGAGAATACTGTTAAAGCACCGCCGCCAGGAGCAGCATTGTACTTAGTAAGTTCAGCATAACCACCAGCAGCGCCAAGAGCGTCTGTTGGGTTAGTTAAGCCAAGGTTCATTGCAACGCCAGCCCAACCAC